GTATAAAGCTAGGTATATTATACTTCCCAAGGCAGCTAAAACTCCTAGCATGAATTTAGGAAACATAAACACCGTAATTAAAAAAAGTATAAACCAAAAATTATCCATATTGACAAATCCTAATTAATTACAATATATATAGAATATAACTACTTATATGTAAATGTCAATAGGGAAACTGCATAAGCATGCTAAGGGGGCATGGGCGGAAATAGTTGCTATAAAATACCTAATTGAGGAGGGCTTTGATGTTTTTAGAGCAATCAGGTATACAGGACCAGTGGATATAATCGCAATAAAGAAGAAAGAAATATTTTTAATAGATGTCAAATTAGCAAGTCTAAGAAAAAACAAGGATAAACCAAAATACAATCTGGTGATTAGAAGAATTAGATCAGAGAAACAAATTGAACTAGGTGTTTATTTAATGTACATTAGTTCTGATGAGAAAGTCGAATTTATACCAAAACTTAGGGATGAGAAGAAAACTACCAAATAGAACCCCCTGTTCCATTACAAAAGTCGATAGAAACGGAATTGGATATTATGTTATTGTGGATTATGATCCTAAAACTCTGGAGCCAAGAGGTGTTCATTGTCATGGACCTAAGCCAGGCGGAGATATGTGGGCAATGCTACACGAAACATTGCCTATTGTTTCTCGTCAAATTCAGATGAGTGGTGATCCTATTAAAATTGCAAGCACTCTTACTAAAAGTGGCGAGGGGTTTGATGGTCCAGAGCGTTTTTCTGTTCTAGGTGATATTATTAATGTATTTGTAAAGGAATATAAAAAATGGCAAACCCAAAAAAAAAAACTAGAAAACGCTACCTCGTAACTATGACAGTACCGTGGATAGGAAAAGCTGAAACAGAATCAGAAGCAGAAGATAAGGCTAAAGTATATTTTTTAAAAGTCACACAAGAAGTAAAGGATCCTTTACAAAAAGCAAAAACTCAAACAGAAGAAATTTTTGAGCCGGAATAAAAAACCCACAGCTTCCGCCTTAATACTGGTTTCATCACTGTGGGCTTATTCATGTTATGGCATATTTTATACCCCTTGCGCTGTAACTCACTGGGACAGGTATGTTTTAATCGGGTAGCCTGTATTGACTGTAAACAGCCCTTTCATTTTCCGAACCATAAAGCTAGTTAGTCAGAGTTAGTAGAGTTAGCGGCGTCATCGCCACCTTCTTCTTTTTTATCATCGCCATTATCGTCATTTTCGTCTTTGTCATCGTCATCTAGGCGAAGTTCTGTTTGATCAGTTTCCATGGAAACCTCCCTTTCAGTGTTATTGTTAATAATCATATAATATCTTATATTTAAAGATTTCTTTTGATAAAGTCAAGTTGTTTCATGTGAAAATAATTTCTTATATGAACTACTATCATTACAATATTTAAAGGAATTAATCCCCATAATTCACCGTAAATGGTTAAAGCCCACCAAAACATTTGGCCTATTAGACCTATAATCGGTGCTCGATTGTTTTTATTGCCGTAAACCCATACAGTGATGATGGCAGCTATGGATGCTAAAAACTCCAAAATGAAATTTGTTGTTATAAAACTAAGCATTATGTTATTATATCGTATTATGGCGCAAATAATCAACTTTTTTCAAGAAAAGGCAAAACGTAAAAAATACACATGGTCTCATGATTGTTCTGTAAATGGGTTTGATAAGCTTCTTCAGGGCAAAAAATGTCATTGGTGTGGCCTGTCAGAAGAAGATGAAATTAAGGTTTTTCAAGAATATCGGGAAAAATATGAAAAACGGCAAAAAGCACTGTCAAGAACCGACCTAGATAAATTTTTCGAGATTTAAGGTGTATTGAGGGCATTTTTTAAGATATCCATGTGTAAAAGCACCTTAAACTAAAAACAAGGGCTCTACGGCCCAAAAAACAGGCATTTTTAATAATCAAAAAATTTCCCCTTTGGATTTGCCTTTAAATTGAAAGATATGGACCTTCTTTCGCCTTCACCCTTAAAAGGATAGACTTGATGAGGCAATTGTGCTCTAAAAAAGTACATATCCCCTTCTTTTGGAAGTATTAATTCATTCATTTTGAAAGATAGATTCTCTGGTCGATATTGCCAAGGACCCCCAAAGGATAACCAACCGTGTGGTTCATTTTTTTTATTTATTTGTTCTGGAACTTTTAAATATAAAATTCCAGACAAAGTGCCTCCGTGAGTGTGCATAGGATTATAGTCATGTTCTTTTTGATCTACGATCCATATATTAGTTAATTCCATATCAAAGTCATTCCATAATTTAATTCCATTAGAATCAGTTTTAGCTGTTTCTTGTATTAGGTTAGTAGAGCAGTTTTTTATTATATTCTGAAATTCAACAATTTTTTTATTGTAATTTAAGGGCAGTGATATTTGTTGTCCTTTTGATATTTGTCCTGCAAGATTGGTAGAGTGATCTATTTTATCAGGGTCTTTTAAAACTTTGTCAGTAATCTTAATCAATTCTTCAATGAAGGTTTTTGGAATTTCTACCTTTAAACCTAGTTCAGGAAATAATTTAAACCATTGGGCTTTACATTGTATTCGGGAATTTATTTCTTCTTTTTTTTTAGCCATAAGAAATCCGGGTTTATTTTTGTTTCTTTTTTTTCGGTATCCATTCTTTTTCAAAAAGATTATAATAATATTCCGCGTATTGTTCTAAAGCCCTGTTCATATCCTCAGCGAATTTTGGATCTACTATATATGCTTTTGAAACAGTCGCGCTTATTTTTTTTAATTCAATCATTTAATGTACATATTTGTTCTTGTCGCATTGCTCTTAAAATTCTGCAGTCTTTTTGTGTGAGTAAAGAAATTACATGATCTGTATTTGTTTTTCCTGTAGATGCAATAGATATAACATTGGTGGACATTGATGCAACAGTATAGCCAGAACAATTAGCCAAAATAAGGAACAATATGGGTATTAATATTTTCATTGGTTTCGTATAAATTGTTTACCACAGTAATCGCATTGCACTTGATTATGATCTTTTTCCATTGACCTTGAATTTTTACTTGAAAAACTCATATAAACTCTGGGGTGTCCATCAATACTGCTTGTCATATTACCATCACAGATAACAGCTATTGTTTTCGGGTGGACATAAGATATGTTTTTCATTTTTTCTTTTTTTGCCTACTTTTTAACATACTTTCATCAAATATGCCTTTTACAATTCTTTGTTTATTCATATGATTTTTAGGAAGACACATATATTCGGCTTTAACTTCATTTTTAAATAACAATTCTGCCTTACTAATACATTCATTTACATTAGAGTATGTGTCTACATAATACATGTTCATTCCGATCCAAGTCAATAAAATAAATTTCATTATTTCTTTCTTTCGTAAGTTTCGCCCCAGTTAAGTCCGATTTCTACATCGACTAAAGTAGGAACTTCTAATTTTACACTATTTTGCATAATTTCTATGATTTTATCAACTTCTTTTTCGTTTTTTATGGATATATCTAGTTCATCGTGTATTTGAATATGTGGAACTATTCCTTCTTTATATAAATCTACCATGACTTTTTTAGTTTGATCTGCGGCGCTTCCTTGTATTAATCTATTCAATGCTTTATATGTAAAAGCTCTTCTTATTCTATGATAATAAACACCGTTTTCTCCGCCCGCCCATTCGCTTAAAGCATCTTTGTATGAAAGAGGCCTGTGTATACCGAACTCATTAGGTTCCCACAAATCAAATCTACATATTCTTCCCTTTAAGGTTCTTATTCTACCTTTATCACTAGCTCTTTTTGTAACAGCAGAAGCTAGTGATCTTACGAAAGGAACTTTTTCATGATAAGTATTAAATAATTTTTCTGCTTTATCTTTAGATATACCTAATTCTGCCTGCAGTTTATTTTTTCCCATTCCGTAAAATAATCCTAAATTAATTGTTTTTGCTTGTTTACGGGGTATCTTAGCCATATCTGCTACTAATTGATGGAAATCCGCATGAGGATCGTCATAAGCTTCAATAATTTCATCTGATTTAAATTGGTCCGTGAGCCGTGCGTAGTGAGCCACTAATCTAGGTTCTTGTTGATTGAAGTCAAATATTCCCCATTTATGACCCTTTTCTGGCATGAAGATGCTCCGGATCCGTGGTCCGAGGTTCCTGTTTCTTGCGGGAATTTGCTGAAGATTAGGATTAGAATAGGAAAATCGCCCAGTAACCGTGCCTCCTGCTTCTGATCTCATTTGATGGATATGAGCATGAATTCTGCCTTTATGCGAATGTTTATAGATAGTTTCAATAAAAGTTGTTCTTGCCTTATTCACTTCCCTAGCTTTTACTATTTGCTGGGCTATAGGATTTTCATGGTTTAATAAAAAGTTTTTAGTAAAAGAAGGTTGTCCGCTTTTGAGTGTTCTTGGATAGTCTAATTTCATTTGATCAAACACCTTTGCAACAGATGCCGCTGCCCATATTTCTACTTTTATTCCTGTTGCTCTTTTAATAATATGCAATAATTGTTTTTCTTCCTTTATAAATTCTTTTTCTAATTGTTTTGCTTTTTCTATGTCTACTCGAACACCTTGTCTTGTCATTTTCAGCAATAAGGGTAGTAAGTCTAATTCTAGATTATAAATATCTGACAAAGACTGTCTGTCAATTTCTACATTAAATAAATCCCATAGTTTTGCGGTTAAAATTACATCTTGTTCAGCGTATTCGCCCACAAAGGCAGAGGGTAATTTCCACATTTCTTTTTTTGGATCTATGTTCCAATCTTTGGCCGCGTCCCTTAACAAAGCTTCACTTTTATACTCATTAAGATAATCCTTGGATAAAGCATTTAAGGTATAAGAAAAACGATTCTCATCTATTAAGGCTGCTGCAAGCATAGTGTCGTTTATGCGTCCATTAACTTTAAAACCACTAGCCTCTAGCCATCCCACATCATAGGTTGCATTATGAAATAGTTTAGGACAGGGAAGAGCTAATACATCTTTTAACCAAGAAAATACTTTCTTTTTATCTAGGTTTCCACCACCTTGGTGAGCGACGGGATAATAACCTACAAAATCCTCAGATCGAATTGCTACCCCAGTAATAAAACCGTTACCTGTTGGCCAACCTGGTCCTTTTACTTTTAATTCTTCATCGCAAGTTTCTATATCAACCGTTATCATTTTGGATTCTTTTAAATTAGGAAACTTTTGAGGAGGAACCCATTCTGTTTGTGGTTTAAATAAAGTTGTTTGTACAATCATTCTTTTTCTTGGCCCTCATGCGGACAGTTGTTAGCAATATCATTCATATGTTTTTCGTTTTCTAATTCTTCTTTTTCTATTTGTGCGTAATGAATCAATTTATCTAAGTCTTCTATTTGGCTGGTTATAGGAGTAGTTCTGCTAGCAACACGCATAATATATTTGATCATAACTCCAAATATAAAGGAAAGATTATTTTCTCTAATAAACTTAATTGGTTGTCTTTTCCAAATTCTATAATGTTTACCGCCAATTTGTTTCTTTAAGGGATCATTCATGACTCCAACACCTATCCTGCCATGAACAATATCTACACTCGAAATGCTCTCTATATTTAGATATACGCGGCATCGGTAGTTTCCTCTCTGTTTTATTAATAATTTCTATTGCTCTATTTAATATTTTTTTAGCTTCAATTTCACTATATGGCACTGCTTCATGAACAATTCTACTGTTATCTTTATTCATTGCAGTTAAAATACCTGGGTTAGCTGTCAGTTTTAATTGATCCATGTATATTTGCATTTGATAATAGTAGACAGGATGCGAGCGTTTTACACCCTGATTTTCAAATTCGAAAAACTTTTTATCATTCATACTTTTACATTCCCAAAGTCGTGGGTATGGACCACAGTCTTTTGGTCCGTCTTTAATTATTCCATCTACATGCCCTCTTATTTGGCCACTGTAATAGGTAAATCCAAATTGAGCTCCTTTTGCATCTTTAGTTTGAATTTGAAAACCAGCATCCCATAAATAATCATTCAATAAGGTTTCAAATACATTGCCTATTTTAAATGTTCTGAGTATTTTCGGTGGAAATCCTTTTCCTTTGTCTTCAATAATATTTTTCCACATATATTGAATTTGTCTTGCGCAAGGCCTTCCTATTATACTAGCACCAAGATAGGGGCGAGTATTGTTACGTTTAAATTTCTCGTGTCTCTTTAAAATTTCTTCATCAATATGCTTGTTTATTTGTTGTGATATTATATCTGATACGCCCATTGTTTTTCTGACTCCAATATATGTAATGATTTTTTTGCTCGTGTTACAGCAACATAAAACACCCTATGTTCGTCATCTTCGCCTCGCATTATAGAATCATTTTGTATTTGATTTATTTCTGTAAACAAAGCAACGTGATTTGCTTCGCCTCCTTTTATAGAATGTATTGTAGATAAAATAACTCTTGGCTTCTTCATTAATTTTTCTCCTCTTCTTCGGCAAGCCCTAATATATTCAATTTCAATATCGGTGAATTTTATTAATACATCATACCAACTATATTTAATATTAACCTTTAAACCATGTTTTTCAACTAATTCATCATAATTATATGTTTTTTCTGTATCATTTTCATCAAATGTATTCCAGTTTTTATATCCCCGCGTAATTCCGTTGTCCTCTGGTGAACTTTTTGATGATAAAGAGTGCAGATATCCATATAAATTTTTTACTTCTTCAAGGTTTAATTTTTTTCCTTTCTTTAATCCTTCCCAATTATATATTGCATTTATTTTTACTTGCTCAACAGGGGGAGCAAAACCACCCTGCTCTTTAGTAGCGTTACCATACCAAACAGACTCACTCTTTAAATATGACTTAACCGGATCTAATTGATATCCATTTCTAGCAAGTATATACCAACAGGTAGTCTTCTGGTCAGTTTTCTTGTCTTTTTCCAATTCTTCTATTATAGGAAGAGTAGAGAAATACATGTGTCGGTGCACAGATCCTTCTTCTGCCTTAGAACACCAATCCTTGTTACGTCTAGTTTTAATTCTAGGAAGAATTTCTTTTGCAAGTTTTGCTATTGTCCTTGGAACTCTATAAGACTCAGTTAATTTAACAACATTACCAGTTAATTTAATAAAAAAATAGGGGTTTGCTCCGCTCCATTTATAAATTGCTTGATCATCATCACCCGCATACCATGTGTGTTCTGCTGTTTTTTCCATTAATGTTGTCATCTCACATTGTAAATGGTTTAAATCCTGTGCTTCATCTATTAGAAGTGCTTTGAGTACAGGAGTATCTTTTAAATAATTGAACTTAATTATAGAATCAACATGATCAAAAAAGTTATTTTCTTTTTTATATGTTTCATAAGTAGCGCAAACTCGTTTTAAATAAGCATAAGGATAAGGAGGACATGTATCATGATATTGTTTTTCTAGACCAATCATTTTATTTTTAGCTAAATTAATTAAATTTATCATAGAACTACCA